TCCGGAAGCGCCCACATCAGCTGTTGATGTGGATGTCAGGGCTGAGTAGCTCGCCTCCAACGAGATCCGGTTCTTTCATACTATAATCAAGCACCTCAGGACGCCATCCTTGCTCGAGATCAGTGTAGACGCCATGGCGGAGGAAAGGACTCTCTACCCAATCGAACAGCCATTCATTGAACAGTCTCTGTTGATTGTAGAGGTCGTCGCGCATATATCGTTCGTCTTCAATGAACTCAAGATAAAAAGCTCGTGCTTCTACTTCTTTCTTTTCCCTTATATTGAGACCCAGCTGAGTGCGGATGTAGGGTGTGAACATATAAAGAGCTTGACACTCCAAAATGCTCATACGTCTACTAACTTCCTCGTTCTCACACATCTTGTATTTCAATTTGACTTTCTCTCTGTGTAAAAGTTCGCCGGTGTGAATGCCGCGTCTCTCAAGGTCATCAAGCACCTTCGTCAGGTAGAGTGTCGACTCCGGGTCGAACGGATTGTCGCACATGAGTCCGACAGCGCGTGCAAACCTTGCACTATCACTCTTATCCTCTGAGTCAGGGCTTATCATCGATGCAAGAGTTTCAAAAGTGGGACGCCAGATCGCACCATCTTCCATGAAATGTCTGGAAAGAAATGTGACGCTCTCACGTGGTTCCATCCAGTGTCGGTGCACAAGGAACTTGCACTCGTAGCTTTCATCAGGATTAATTTTCTGATCGAAAATTAACTTCCAAAATTCAACTACGTCGTCCAAACCCCACTCTTCATTACCTTCTTTTGGTACTACGACCAGTATGTTGTCTCCATAGACTCGGCAAACAATATTACCTTGTTCACCGCGCCCACATAGGACTCCAAAAACTGTTCGAGCTCCAATCAGGGCTGTGTAGGTATTAATATCAGTCGTTAGAGGTGACCCTGAAACATTACCTTTATGTTTTACCCACACCTGTCCATCAGGTAGAGCGAATCGTGTGTGAACTGTATATTGCCGACACCAGTTCATCCAACGTCCAAACCTCAGTTTACGATTCTTACCTCGAGGCACGAACCAGTGATGTCGGGCAAATTCAAAGAATAAATCGATGAGCTCGCTCGAGATACTTGAGTCCTGCCTTGAGAGGTCTAGTACAAAGTAACGGAACTTGCACTCTTCTTGTTCAATGAAGTCATTGATGGTCGCGTCCATCATGTCCACGTTGGACCATTCACAAATTTCAAGATGATTCAATCTTTTTGACTTCTCTTTATGCAAATCTTTTATTATATTGAACAGGAAGGTAGTGCCTCCTCTATTCTGAAAACTTGTACCCTGCATCATCTCCGTATTCTGCCAGGTTAACTTTCTCCTTCTTGCCATCTCAAAAGCAATGCTACCAAGGATGCAATGGTCTCTTGTATCGCAAGCCATAACTAGACGCCCTGCATGAAACTGCCCAAGTCGCCCCGCCGTCTCCATTCCCTGCTTTCGCTTTCCCCGTCCAAAAAGGGCACAAGGTCGTCCTACGACTACCTTCCCGTCGCAGACTTTGCTGATCGCGGAATATGCTTCCAACATCCCGCTTATCTCAGCATCCTCTTTGGTCGGGTACCCTTGCGAACGTTTCACGATTCCAGGAAACGATGGCAGTGACTCTTCAGACAGCCCCATGATAGGCACATCCTGCCATACTTTGCGTCTAAAATTCCACTCATACATCCGGATATAGGTCAGTGCCTCAAAAAGTTCAGTGTTAACTGAATCTAAGATCGGCATATCTGGCCCGTCATACCTCTTGAGATGCTCGATTATAGTGCCTAAATTAGGCCGTGCAAATGTCACAGTTGTCACGTCTTTGTGAAGCATTCCAAATGTCTCGAGAGCTTGCATGCGTGAATATTCATCATCGCCAGAACCTCCCAAAAAGAGATTGTAACTAAAATCAGCTTCAGGCCTCAACTGAAGTGCTTGCTCTCTAGTCAGAAAATAGAAATTGCGGTCTTCAGATTTAACTTCTGTTAGACCGCTTTCCCTAATTTCCTTCTTGTTCTTCTTTCGACCATTCAGAAACATACGTTCCGCTCTATGCATCTGCGCCGCGACTGCCCGGGCTCGCACCTTCCGCTCGCGGCGACGGAGAGTGCGGAGACGAGCTACTGCGCCTACTTCCCCAGCTCCATCTCTAGATCTCGAGCTTGACGCTCAAGACCAGAAATAACAAGCTCGTGAAGTAGGTCAGCCTGCTCATCCTCCCAAGTACGTTCTCGAAGAATTGGCGCGTTCAGTGCTCCGTGTTCACGGAGCCACTTCTTCAATTCATCACGAGCGCCCAGTTCTCGAAGTTTGCACTTCTTACTAGACTCTCTATACGCGAGAATGTACTTGCTTAGCTCGGCGTGGATCTCGGCTAGTGCTGCTTTGTATTTCTTCTGAACTCCTTCATACTCCAGTTGTTCGGCTGGCGTCATATCATCAATCCAAGTTTTGTCACGGTACTCTTCATTCCAGAAGGTGACCAGAAACTCTACAAGAGCGTGTACCGGCCCAGTTAACCCTGCTCTGATGCACTTCACTTCATCTTCGGACGCACTAGCCGGTGCAAACAAGTACCTTGTTGCAAGATGCAAAAGGTACTGTCTACGCTCCGACCGCTTGCCTTCACCATAAAGCGGGCGCAACAGAGCTAGTTCTTCCTCACCGAGCTGTCTTCTGGGGTCTTTGTGGAGGGCCTTGATACTTCTGATGATAGCCTCATCAGACGCACCACCTTCCACCACCGCATCGGATGCTTTGGTAGGCTCAGTCCCGGCTCTAGCTGTTGACTTATATCCTTCTTGTTTTGTGATTCGCATTTCATCGAACTTCCAACTGAGTTTTAC